CCCGACCCCGCTGTAGTTTCTGATGGTTTAGATTCTGTCATGTCTCCGTCTTTCTTATTGTCTGATAATAATTCATTCTCCAAACTTACAGGGAACTCTAATTCAATTACTATATTAAGTTGTGATAAACATTGCTCCTCTATGAATAGTTGTTCTTCTTCTATATTCTGTTGAAAAGCGAGGTAAGCGATTTTAGCCGACGCTTCGGTAAACTCGCCACTCCCGCCCAAGATGATTTGCGGCACGCCTACCGCTTCGTAGAAAAAGTCTCCTTGTGCGTCAATCCATGTCTTAGGGTCTAGAGTTGCATTTGGCGCTACTGTTACTAATTCACTCTCCGATACATCAAACGGTTCATAAATATTCTGTGTCTTTGTAGCAGTTATTAAATCCATCTTCGCCTTATATGCTGCAATCTCTACTGCGTCATCTGTCTTTAATTTGAACTTCCATCTAGGGAATACATTATTATGCATTACAGTTTTATAATCATCAATCGCTTCATTCCTAGCAAGAATAATATTCTCGACGCTGTCGATAACTGATACTCCGTGCACTTGGTCTGCTATTCTATTCCGTGCAAGATGAAATATCTCCTCGGGTTTAAATTCTTCGTCTTTTTCTGTCTTTGTGGTTGCTACCTTGTATTTTATTAGCATTCCTTTCTTATCTGTTACTATCTTAACTTTTCCCGGATTCAAACATTTAAGATTAATTAGGTTTCCTTCATCATCCCGAATAATCTCTGCGAATGAATCTCCCCCTATGTAATATGTTCTAATCATATTCTCTAGGATTGTGTTGAATGTGTCCATTCCATTTCCTTTGATTGTATCTAAAAGCATTTCTGTTACTTCGTCCGCCTTAAATCCCTTCCCGATAGTCCATGTTGATTTTGCGTTGATTGTTGCGTTCAGTTCTGCAATCTGTGTGAAATATCCGTATTGTTGTCTCCACTTTACATTCTGCCATTCTGTTTCTTTCTGTGATGTAGTCCCGTCTGTGTCCGCAGTATCTACCGAGAAGTCATCAATTACATTATCGCTGCTTCCTGCCGTCATTGAATCTACTTTTGAATCTCCCATTATAAGTCTAGTGTAATCCTCAAGTCTTTAATTCCCATTTGCTCTTTCCACACTCCGACTGCGAAGTTGTTTTGTATCATCTCCTCACCAATATCAAAACCTTTATGCATTACTCGTCCAAGAAGTCGTCCATATTTCCCAACTCTTTTCTTATCTAAAATAATCTCTACTTCTGCTCCTAGTATTAGGTTTGCTAAAAAGTCTCTCCCTGCATGACCGCCCTCACTCAATTCCTTTGCCATAATGTTTGAGAATCGTATGGGGAAACTAAAGTCTCTAAAAGGGACGCTTACCCTTATAGTATCTCCATCGTGGACTTTCTCCACTTTTGCCCAAAAATCCTCTGCTATTTGCTGGTGTGGAGAATCGAAGTAGTAGAGCCCCATCTGGTTATTCGTCAACTCTGGGAATCTTTTAAAGTCATGTGCCATCTTATCGAACCCTCATTATCCAAACTACTGTATAGAATGGAGGTCGATTTTCTTCGTTTGATGCTGCTCCAGTATTGTATCCAGATACTACAACTCTCCCTACTCCACTATCTGCTGAAGTGTTGTATGTTAGTGTATGAGTATGCGCCATCGTTGCACTTCCGCCAGTAGCCCCCGAAGTCGCTTGACCCTCTAGGAACACTCCCCCATTCAAATCAGGAATCGTTTGCCCATTAAGAGAACTTTGAGAATCAACCAAAACAGAACCATCACACTCAACCCAACCCTCCGCAAGATTTGGCATCCCCGATAAACTTTTCGCCCATGCTACAATCCCCCCAACTGGGATGTCTCCAATACTCCTACTTTCTTTCTCGACTAATGTCGTGCCTGTGATTAATTGGTCTGCCATTATTTAATAAACGTTACTGTCTCCTGTGATTTAAGTAAGCCTATGCAATGAACAAATCTCGCCCAGTTCGTATTCATGATGTTTTCTTGCTCTCTCTGTGAACCATAACCCGCAGCGTCATACATAGCCCCATAGAATCCAACATAACAAGAGACTGTTTCGGATAAGAGATATTTCTTTCCTGCGTCTAGGGCTGTGAAAGCTGTTGCGTCTGCCGCGAATACTTGTCGGCATAAGTCGTTAATAAAACTCTGACATTGTAAACATAACTCATTTATTCTATCTTCATCAACATTAGTGCTATCGTAACCATTCCCCATCTTAAAGATACATTCCGCTGATGTCGCGTAAATTCCTGTGTGTGCCATGTTATTTACAGAAATTCATAATATTTAATCCTTTGCTTTTTACCAACCATGCCGCCCTTTTCAATGCCTCTGTCAAATGGTCGTATTTCCCATGAATTTTAATGTTTTTTGTCTCTCTGTCGACGACATATTGTATACTTGTGAGACTTCTTATCAGTTCTTCGTTACTCTCAGGGAATTTAATAAGTCCTTGCTCCATCATTATTTTTAGATTATTATACATTTGTAAACCGTTTAGTTGGCTTGTGTGTCCGTCTGCGTCTATCTCTCTCTTTGCATTATTTAGGCCTATTGCCTTACGTTTAAGACTGTTGTGAGTCAGCATATAGTCAAGAATAGGACTCCCTAGACCTCCATCATCCACTCCTATCTTACGGAAATTGTGTTGTTCGTTTAACCGAATAATTGTATTGACAGTCTCCCATGCTTTCTGATTCTCTGTTGTTTGTGTTTCATATACAACACTCACTTTTCCTATATTCTCTAAAAAGGCGTAGGCGTTGGGATCTCCCCCATGTCCGGCGAAATCTATGCCTAAGAAATTACGCGCATTAGTGAGTCTAGTCTCCCCGAAACAACTCTCGATTAGCTCCCTACTAAAGAATTGTTGCAGAGAGTCTAAGAATTCGGCTTCATACTCCTGACAATACTCTAGTTCAGTCATACGTTTCTTTTCTTGTCTTAAGAAGTCCTCAGTAATTCTAGGGCAATCACAACTCTTTATATGGATTTGGTAAAAGTCGTCTTGTTGGAAGCAGTCATAGAAAAAACCTTCGTTTCCTCTAGGCGTGGAAAGTAGATCGAGTGTTCCCCCAGTAGTTGCCAACATCGGACGAATTGCAACGAAGACGGCATCGGGAATATAGTGAGCCTCATCAGCAACCAATTTATCAACTGTAAACCCACGTAGTCCGTATCCCGTTTGTCCAGCAGGCTCAGCCATGATTTTTGATCCATTTGTTAATTCTATCTTATGAAAAGTCGGTCTGCCTTTAATACACTTGGGCGCGAGGCCCATAATTTGGGACTTAACCTTTTCCAGTAACTCAATACTTTGTCTATCGACTGATGCGATGATAAGTGTAGATGTTTTTGCATTGAGTAAAGCAAAGAGTGCAACACGTAGGGACTCTGCAAAAGACTTCCCCGACTGTCTGCCAGCACGCACCACAGTGTTTCCCTCATGTGCAATATATTCTTTTTGCCAGTCATCTAGTTTTATGTCTAATTTATTTTCAGCAAAGGCAACCGCATTCGGTGCATTCCACAAGTGTATCGCCGCTTTGCCATCGGCCGACTTTTTCTGTAAACTCTTTATATAATCGGGAGATTTGTCTGAACATTCCTTCAATGAGCGTGATTTTTTCCCCATCATTCATAATTAACCTTTTTTATAGTTTTTTTATAAAAATTAATCATTTTATCCATTTGCCAATTCTACAGTTTTAATATATTCTAAGATTGTACGTCTCGAAGTACCCCACTGCATACAACACTGTGCTATTAGATTATCCTTAGGCATTTTCTTAAGCATTTTCTTGACAATCTCCATTCTCTCAATTCGGATGTGTTCGTGAGATGTCATATATCTGCCTCCGCTCTTTCAATTTTATACATTCCTTCTTTAACTTCTCTAATCAATCCTAAGTCAATCATTAGTTTCATACATTCCCTAATCGTTGAATCTGAGGCCCCAATATCAATCATAATTCTTCTCCATATCTTGTTCATATGTAGAGTCTGTCCGACGATAGGTCTAAGTATTTTCGTTATCTTGTTGTATCTTGATCGTCCATCCATGTATATATATATTCTTATTCTTTATAAACTTTGTGGTTATTATATACAAAAGAATTCTTCCCCTCTCCCTACTACCTGACAGCTAGCTAGCTAAAAAGGCTTTTATTAACAGCTGCAGGACTATCACACTTGGTTAAAAAAAGTTTTTTTTGAACTTTTCTTCCCATTCCGTTGTAGTGGTTTTCTCGTTGGTGTGTATTGTTACTTGCCTAGGTTCCGCCAAGTTCCAGTCGGGCTTTCTCGAGGGTGTATTGTAAACACCTTCACATTTGAGTTACTCCATCAAGCGCTTAACTAAAAAAATTCTTGAAGTCTGATATCAATGTTAATATTATCTTAGATCAATTTCTTTATATACTTTCCGTTAACGCTGTTAACTTTCGTTCACACTGTTAACCCCATGCCTATAAATTATTTTTTTTATTCTCTTGAGTCCTACAATCACTCAGAACAACCAAAACCTAATAATCGCAACATACATAATAAGACACAAGCAGGGGCGAGCACTCGGTGCGAGCCCAGTGGTGTGGATGTAGCCATCAGGCCCACACCCACCAATAACAACACATACCTATTACATAAGCTATCTAGCTAGCCCACTGCTAAGTGCGATAGCTTAAGTAGCTAGTTAAGCGAACTTAACTAGATAGTTATGCTATCGAGTAGGTGCTAGCTCAGCTTTAGCTGATTAAAGCTAGCTAAACTGGCTAAAAGCTAGCCTTTTAGCCCTAATCGTATCGTAAACTAGCCCTTA